CTCGTAAATAATAATCACGAAGAGCTCCATCCGTATAAGCACCAAATTGCTCAGAAAAACCTAAAGGTGTATCACTTGGTTTCTTTAACCAATGAAAACGTTTAAGTGTAGAATCTTCCTCAATAGGACCAACTACAATCTGTAACTCTTCGTGTTTAACGAATGATCGTTTAAGAAATGAAATTTCATCAATCGTAATATACGGTCTAGATGTTGCATCTTTGTCGGCCATTGTATAACCAATGTCCAACTTATCAAATTCTTGTTGACATGTTGTGTGTGTATAAAATTTACAATGTGGTTTGACAGACATAGCATTGTCATCACCATATGTACCTAAGCGAACATTTTTAGCAAATTTTTCGCGAATATTAGGCATCATTGCATAATATACATATCGCATCATAATAGAATTGCATACACTATTCAATTGAACAGTAATAAGGTTCCCTGATGGGTTCCCATTTGCAAATCTATATAAATCACCATCTACAAGAATATTTGGGTGTACAATATCAGATAATGCTCCTTTAACGAGTTTTAAATCTTCTTGTGACACTCCAGCGGCTTCATACCACCGCACCATAATTTGGGCGGCAGCCGCAGTAATCTGCGCAGCCATTCTGGTATCAAAGCCTGAAAAATCTCCGGCAATCATATTGGTTGTACTATATTCTGTTAAATAAGTATGGAAATCATCCCATTCCTTAGATAAAGGGTTAATACCAACAAGACATTCGGTTACCTTCCAATGCTTCTTCATAAATTGCGGAATTCCCGCTAAAGCACGTCGTGAAGCAACGAAATTGGCAAAAGAACTACCATAAAATTTTCTTACTTTCTCTCTTGCTTTCGTGTCTGGTAATAACTCATTAACTTTGCTACTTGCTTTATAAATAGCTTCTGAGCGTAAACCGTTATTCCAACATTCGAGAGTTCGATCTACTTCCGCTTGAATATCAAAATTTTCATTGAATTCACGGGGAACTTGAACAAGGCTCTCGTCCATAACATCTCTCTTAAGACAATGTTTCTTAGATTTCATTATTGGAAATCCAGCCGATGTGTCATTTGGTAGACCACCTAGACCGAATTTACCAATTCCATCCATCGCTTCTTCTTGAGTATAAATGCGTAACATATCTTTAGCTTCAGGATCATCCTGTATAGCAGCAAGAGTATGTTCAGCATAATCATTAATAGCTTTAAGAAGAATATCACCTTCATAATGTTGAACTGGATCGTGCAATTTATTAAGCGTTTTCATCGTTTTCGCTGTATCATTAGGCGAAGTTGGTGGACGATGTTTCCTCTCGCCAAGATTTTCAGTAATACCTTTAAATATAGTTTTCATATAAGGTGTTCTTGCTCGACTTTCCAACTTCTGTCCATCCTTCAAAACTTCTCCTAAGAAAGAAACAACAGTTTTTTGTTGTTGTCCATCTTCTCTTAAATATAAAGGCTTTGAATTTTGGATCGTAAAAGGTTGATCATACATATCAACTCTAACCTCACTAGATGAATGTACAACAAGAGTAGGACTCTTCTTGTCAAGTTCTTTTAAGGCAGTGTCAATTTGACTGCGAATAACGCAAGTGGACCAACCACGATAAGCATTAGGTATTCCAGCAACATGAAATCCATAAATAATACCTTTCTCGGCATCCATAACAACTGCTCCACATAATCCTCCAAATCCTTTGAATTCCGCATCATATGCTAGACCTCGACCTTTTGGTATAGTTAAAACAGTAAACTTTTTACGTTCACCCCATAACAATCCATTATGTTCAAGAAATCCTGCATACTTAACGTCTTCATGTATTGGACGACTAGCATGTCTTGAAATTTTCACTTCATTCTCTGGAGATTTCCACAACATGACCGTTGATCGGCCATAAAATGTTGGGTATTCCTCAGGGAAAAAGTTACTATAATTATTACCCGCTGGACTTGAAGCCAAGTGAATAAAAGCTTGATCATGCTCGCGATCAATATAACAAAATTCTTCAGTTAATTTTTGATCTTTTGTACGAGCACAAGGCACACCAGGTGTGGTAGTTGTTTCAATATCAAAAGGAAAAGTATAAGGTATAATATGTGCTGGTACCATGATCACATTAGATGCAACCATGATTCCATTCACAGTACCATATGTTTGACCTCTAGATTTGATAACGACAACCCTTAATGATCGTGCAATAGATAATTGTAAATCTTTGCTCGTTGTTGTTTTAGAAAACGCAGAATCTTTAGGAGGTAATCGAGAGTATCCTTCCTTGTAATCGCGTTGATCTTGCATTTCAAATACAAAATGACCTTTTCTAGGACTATCTAGAACTTTCGTGAATACATCGTGTGTTAAATCAAGGTAAGTAGTCTTATCCTGTGTCTTAAACATCAAAGTCTTCATAATACGGTACATACCATATGTAAAGAAAATAGCACCACTCACAGCAAAATACTTTTTAGCATTATTCTCTAAGTGTTCTTTGATATCGAGACAAAGTGACGACAATTGATCGGTTCTTCTGTCAAGTTCATCGTCAATAGCTCTAATAGTTTCCGTATAACGAAAAGCAATAAATCCAAGTGTACCCATAGCAATTGTTTGAGTAGCACGAGCACCAAGTAATGTACTAAAAAGAGCACTAGCAACTATAGTAGTAATCGCTCCAACGTAAACATTACGATCGTCATGGACCTTTTTTGCTAACTTCATTGTAGCAACAGTTCTTCTAAAGAAACTGCGCACATTAGTTAAGCTTAAGCGTAAATCCCACAATTCTTGTGTACTCATTGCTTGCCATATAGTCAAAGGCGAAGCCATTGCTTCAGCAATTGGTTGACATGAGCAAATCATATCAGGGTTACCACATACTTCACAGAATCCACAAGTATCCAATTTTGTTTGAATATTCATCTGTGTAATCTGTCGCTGTTTATGCAATTGTACATCTTTTACAATAAAAGAACACATAGCATGAAAATCATGTGCTTCATCATCATAAGAGTTCCATTCTTTGCGGGGAATAATATCCCATACAATCGTGGATCCACCTTCAGATGTTGGTTCAATATGACTAAAACGTTTTAGAGTCAAACGATACACATCGAATCACAATGTGTCTTGTTTCGTTAATCCTCCAAAAGCATTCTGAAATTCTTCTCTTATCTCTACTTCTATATCAAG